TTTACACCAGATGGCAAGCCAAAAATGGATGAAGAAATTTTAAATGAATTAAAATATCCTGAGGCAAAATTATTATCTGAATATTTCATGATACAAAAAAGAATTGGTATGTTAGCAGAAGGAAAACAAGCATGGCTAAAACAAGAAAAGAACGGAAGAATACACGGAAGTATAAATCCAAATGGTGCCGTTACTGGAAGAGCAACACACTCAAATCCAAACTTAGCACAAGTACCAGCATTTTACACACCTTATGGAAAAGAATGCAGAGAATTATTTTGTTCACCAAAAAATAAAATATTAATTGGTATTGACGTATCAGGTTTAGAATTACGTATGTTAGCACATTATATGGCTAAATACGATAATGGTGAATATGCAGACATTGTAGTTAATGGAGATATACATACACACAATCAAAAAGCAGCAGGTATAGAAACAAGAGATTTAGCAAAAAGATTTATTTATTCTTTTCTATACGGAGCTGGCGCAGCAAAGATTGGCCAAGTAGTTGGTGGAAATATAAGAGATGGTTCTAAATTAAAAAAGAAATTTTTAGAACAGATGCCAGCATTAGATCAATTAATTCAACACGTACAAACAAAAGCCGAACGAGGATATTTAGTTGGATTAGATAAAAGAAAAATAACAGTAAGATCCTCGTACGCATCACTCAATACGTTACTACAAGGAGCGGGTGCAATCGTATGCAAAGAATGGATATGTAAGCTTGGTTCTATTTTTGATGGAGAGACAAAACTGGTAGCTTGGGTTCATGACGAAATAATCATAGAAACAACAAAGGAAAAATCAGAATATGTCGCAGAAAAAGCAGTCGATGCAATTAGACTTGCTGGTGAAAGCTTGCAACTCAGAGTTAAACTCACAGGAGACGCAAGAACTGGAGAAGATTGGTCAACAATTCATTAAAGAAAAATTAAGAAAAAGAATATATAAATTAAAACAAAGAGCTAAAATAAAAAATCTGCCTTTTGATTTAACATCTGATTATTTGTTAGATATTTTTCCTAAAGATTTTAAATGTCCCGCTTTAGGGACAAGATTCAATTGGTTTGGTGACCGAGCAGATTTACCAACCATTGATAGAGTAATTCCTGAAAAAGGATACGTTATTGGTAATGTAGTATGGGTAAGTTTTATGGCAAACTTAATAATGACATATGCTCACCCAACTCAGGTTATCAAAGTCGGGCGGTTCGCAGATAAAATATATAAAAAGTTTTATCCAGAACCATACACTAATGCAAACAATATAGGAGAAGATGATGCAGACAAGTGAAACAACAAACGTTGGTGCGCCAGTAGAAGTACCAATAAACAAACCATCTAGGACTTTGTTAATAGATGGAGATATAACGCTATATCAAATAGCGTCTAAAGTCGAAGTAGCGACTGATTGGGGAGAAGGAATGTGGACACTACATTCTGACTTAAAACAAGGTATACCAGCATTTGATACACAAATAGAAAAGTATATCGAAGACCTACAAGCAGATAGTGTCAAAATATGTTTAACTGGAAGAGCTAACTTTAGAAAAGAAATACTTCCAGAGTATAAACTAAATAGAGTAGCAAAAAGAAAACCATTAATATTACAAGCTTTAAGAGAGTATGTACAAGGCAAATATGATTGTCTTTGTGAAAATGCTTTAGAAGCTGATGATATTATGGGTTTATATAGTCAACAATGTACGAACACAGATGAACGTATTATTGTTAGCATAGATAAAGATATGCGGACTATTCCTTGCAAACTATCAGTAGACGGCGAAGAAATTATAAATATATCTTCACAAGAAGCTAATTATAATTTTGCTTTGCAATGTTTAACAGGCGATAGTACCGATAATTTTACAGGTTGCCCTGGTGTCGGTCCAGCAAAAGCTAGACAAATACTAGAATCAGCCGATAATTTTTATTGGCCTGCTATTGTTAAAGCGTACGAAAAAGTAGACTTAACAGAAGATGATGCAATACAGCAAGCACGTATGGCATATATATTAAGACTACCAAAAGATTATAATTTTGAAACAAAAGAGGTAAGAAAATGGACCCCGTACAAACCAAAGTAGATCCTAAACATTATAACAAACATAAAATACAACCAATTAATTTTATATTGGCTTTAGGTTTAGGTTTTTGTGAAGGGAATATTATTAAGTATATTTGCCGTTATAAAGATAAAGGTGGTAAAGAAGACTTATTAAAAGCACGTAAATATATCGACTTCCTAATCGATGGAGGTATCAAATGAGTAACAGATACCTCTATAGGAAAAACAATGAAAAAAGTGAAGTAAAAGATGTCGGTTTACCATCAAATATTGATGATTTAGTCACACTTTTAGATGAAACTTTTCCATTAGTTAATCCAACACCGACAGCATCAATATCAGATATACAGCGCAAAGCTGGTCAGAGAGATGTTGTCGATTGGTTATTAGAACTTAAAAATAGGAAGGACAATAATGTGCTTGGGAAGTAGTAAAATTTCGGCGCCTGTACAACAGGACCCGCAGGATTTATATTATAATGGTAATGTATTTGATCCAAAACCCAAAAGCGCTACAACAGATAATACGTCCGTTTCTACTAATAACAATAATAATAATAACGACGACAAACCAAGTACAAATCTTAGCAGTGGGCTAGGAATACCTACGGGTGTTTCAGGAAGTCAAAAGGCATCTTTTACTTCTAATGCAGCTTATAATGCTAGTATGTACACATAATAAAGGAGAAAACAAGTATGTGTGGAAGCAGATCAGTTAGTCCGCCACCAGCACCAGTCGCTCCGCCACCAATAGTTAGATCACAGCCAATGGAAGATATGGCTCCAAAGATTGAAATTGCAGGCGAAGATGGAATGGATGCATTAGGCAAAAAAATCAAAAAATCAGCAAAAGGTACTAAAGCATTAAATACAAGTTTAGGTACAGGTTCTATTCAAAATGCTGGTTTAGCAATCCCTCAATAAATAAATTATCATGAATTATTTAGATAAAACGGCGAAACAACGTTATGAAGCTATGAAGGAATATCGTGAGCACTTTTTAAATCGTGGTCGTGAATGTTCTGAATTAACTTTACCTGCGTTACTACCGGATGATGGTGTTAATCATACGTCAGACTTATATACACCTTATCAATCTGTTGGTGCAAGAGGCGTCAACAATTTAGCATCTAAATTATTATTATTATTGTTACCACCGAATCAACCATTCTTTAGATTAAATGTGGGTGGAAAAACTAAAGATGAAATGGATCAAACTCCAGAAGTAAGAACAGAAATAGAAAAATCTTTAGCTAAAATAGAACGAGAAGTAATGTCGGAAATTGAACAATTAGCAATTAGAGTTCCGGTATTTGAAGCATTAAAACACTTAATTGTAACAGGTAATACACTTGTGTATATGCCTAAGAAAACTACAATGAGAGTATTTCCAATTTCACAATATGTTTGTCGTAGAGATCCTGAGGGAAATTTATTAGAACTTGTTGTAAAAGAAACTGTGTCTCCATTAACATTCGACGAAGAAACAATGAAAGAAGTTTTAAAAAATGTTGATGATCCACAGTCAACAGACGAAGTCGATTTATATACTAAGGTATGTTTAATTGGCAAAGACAAATATTATGTTTGTCAAGAAGCAAACGAATACAAATTACCTGAATCAGAAGGTTATTATAATAAAGATAATATGCCATGGCAAGTGTTGCGTATGGTAAGACAAGACAATGAAGACTACGGTCGAGGTTATGTCGAAGAGTACTTAGGCGATTTAAAATCTTTAGAAGGTTTAAGTCAAGCTTTGGTAGAATCTGCTGCAGCATCAAGTAAAGTTGTATTTATGGTTAGACCAAATTCTTCAACAAAGAAAATAGAATTATCTAGAGCAAGTAATGGAGATATTATCACAGGATCAAGAGATGATGTTTCTACATTACAAGTAGAAAAACAATATGACTTAAGGGTCGTATCGGAAGCAATACAACGTTTTGAGGAACGAATGTCATATGCATTTCTTTTAAATTCTGCAGTACAAAGAGACGCAGACAGAGTTACAGCAGAAGAAATTAGATATATGGCGAATGAATTAGAAACTGCCTTAGGTGGTGTTTATTCATTATTATCGCAAGAATTCCAATTACCTTTAGTCAGAATATTAATGGAACGAATGTCATCAAAAGGTTCGATTCCTAAATTACCAAAAGGAACTGTAAGACCTACTATCATAACAGGTGTTGAGGCACTTGGACGTGGGAATGACTTACAAAAATTAAGAGAATTCACGGCAGAAATAGGCAGCATCGCTAAGATGAATCCTGAAGTAGTACAAATGTTAAATTTAACAGATTTAATTAAACGTATTGCTACTGGACATGGTATTGATACTGAAGGACTTATTAAGTCTCAAGATCAATTAGCATCTGAGCAAGAAGCTGCACAAGAGCAAGCGGCAAATCAACAAATTAATGATACTATGCAACAGGCAGCGCCTGGTGTAGCTGGTAAAATGGTTGACGCTGCTATGCAACAACAACAACAAACTCAGGAGTAATACAAATGGTTGAAGCCGTTGAAATAAAACAAGAAGAAACTACTGAAGAAAAACCAGTAGAACAAACAAAAGTAGAAGAAGTAAAAAGACCGGAAGGTTTACCAGAAAAATTTAAGACTGTCGAAGATATGGCTAAGTCTTATAGTGAACTGGAATCTAAATTAGGTGCAGAAGATAAATCTTTTGAAAATGAAAAAACAAAACCTGAACCTAAAAAAGATTTAGAAATAGAAGCAGATCAAAAAACTGCAGAAAAAGCAGTTGAATCAGCTGGTTTAAATATGGATCAGTTACAATCAGAGTATGATGCGAATGGAACATTAGATGAAAAATCTTTTGCTGCTTTAGAAAAAGCAGGTATTCCTAAATCATATGTTGATGCTTTTATTCAAGGTCAAGAAGCTGTCGCTACACAAATGCAAAATACAATTAAAGCAGAAGTTGGTGGCGAAGAATCATATTCTGAAATTGTTACTTGGGCAAAAGATGCATTAAATCCACAAGAGATTGCTGCATTTAATAAAACAGTTAATAGTAACGATTTAGAAGCTGTTAAACTTGCAGTTACAGGTCTTAAAGCAAGACATGATGCTGTAAATGGTACAGATCCTAAATTAATTTCAGGAAAAGCAGGAACAGATAGTGGTGGTGGATATAATTCATGGGCACAAGTTACTGCAGCAATGAAAGATGCTAGATATGCAAAAGATCCAGCATTTAGATCAGAAGTACAAGATAAAATAGCTAAATCAAAACTATAACGAGAAAGAAAAAATAAATAGTTGTGCGACCTTCACAGGTGGCAACTGCGAAACATAATAAGTCAAAATAACTTGACCCTCTAAGGAGGACAATCTTGATTTATCAAAACTAGTTTATGTCGAGCTTTATTAAATAACAATTAACCATAAAATATAGGAGAATAATTATGGCAAATGCAGCACCGGCTAGCATAGGACGAGTAAATGCAGCTGGAACAGAAGACGCGTTATTTCTTAAAGTTTTTTCAGGGGAAGTTTTAACAGCCTTTGAAAGAGCTAGTGTAACGCAAGGAGCAGAGATGGTTAGATCTATCTCTAACGGTAAGTCAGCGTCATTCCCAGTAATGGGCAGAATCGCGGCAGCTTACCACACACCTGGTGCAGAGATTGTTGGAACAGATGTTAATCATAACGAAAAAGTTATTACAATTAATGACTTGCTTGTTAGTTCAGCATTCTTATCTAACATCGAAGAAGCAAAAAATCACTGGGACGTAAGAAGTGCTTATTCAGCAGAAATTGGTAGAGCATTAGCTTTCCAAAAAGATAAGCATGTATTACAAACAATCGCGCAAGCAGCAGGCGGTCAAACAGCAGCAGCGGCTAACATCACTGGTGGAGATGCAGGAACAGTATTAACAAATGCTAATATTGCGTCAGCAACAGCAGCGACAGCAGCTAACGCAATGATTGATTCATTGTTTGATGCAGCTTCAGCTTTAGATTCACACTACGTTCCAAAAGAAGGTAGAAAGTGTTTCATAAGACTAGAAGAGTACTACAAATTAGCAAACGCAACTAATGCAGTTAATATTGACTTTAGTGGTGGAGCTAATGGTGGTGTTGCAGAAGGTAGAGTAATGAAAGTAGCTGGAATTGAATTAATTCCAACTCCTCACTTTATTTCTGGAAACATTAACTCAGGCGTAGACCAAGGTTCAGCAACTCAAGGTGGATCTAATCCACAAGCAGTTAACGTAAGTAATTACGTGGCTATGGTTTGTCACCCGAGTGCAGTAGGAACAGTTAAGCTTATGGATCTTGCAACTGAAATGGAATATGACATTAGACGTCAAGGTACATTAATGGTTGCTAAATACGCTATGGGTCATGGCGCATTAAGACCAGAAGCAGCAGTAGGAATTAGAGAAGCGTAATAATTTACGTTACTTTATACTTATAAGGGGAGGCGACCGAAGGAGACTGAAGTCGCCTCTTAAAATTTAATTAAAGGAAAATAATGGCATTTAGAATCACACCAACAACAGAATTACAGGCAGTCAACACTTTACTAAGTATTATAGGTGAAGCTCCTGTTAGTAGTATTACAGGTAATACCGGCGTTGATGTTTCTATTGCATTACAGATTTTAGATGAAACTAATGTAGAAGTACAATCTCGTGGTTGGCATTTTAATACAGAAGCAGAAGTAAAATTAGCCTTAGACCAAAATAGTAAGATTCCAGTCGGTAGTAATGTAATACAAATTGATACGAGTAAAGATTACAGAACAGAATACGATATAACTTTTAGAAACGGTTTCTTATACGATTTAAAAAATAAAACAGATGTATTTACAGTTGTTCCGCTTGTTGATCAAGTAACAGCTGAACATTTTGAACATATTCCAGAATATGCAAGAAAATTAATAGTAATAAAAGCAGGAAGAAAATTCCAAGCTAGAATGGTAGGTTCAGCAGAACTTGCTGGATTTACACAAGTAGACGAACAAGAAGCAATTATTAATTGTGAACGTTCTGATGCAAACAATGGTGATTATAATGTTCTAAGCGGAAGTAATGATGTTTATAATATTATTAATCGAACAACAAGAAGAAGTTACTAATGCCCATAATATCACAAAGTATACCAAATCTAATCAATGGGGTCAGCCAACAAACTTCAACACAACGAAATGAAACTCAGGCTGAACTACAGGAAAACGCACAATCAAGATTGGTTGAAGGTTTATCTAAAAGACCATCATTAAATTATACAGCAACATTAGATGCAACAAATGTATATCCAACTAATGCTGCGATTCATGGTGTACAACGTGATGCTAATAATGCTTTTATAACAGCTTTTACAAATCAAAATGTTAAAGTATGGAATCTAGAAGGTGTTAATAAAACAGTAAGTTTTCCAAATGGAACTGCTTATTTAACATCTACAAATCCAAAAGAAGATTTTAAATTTGTAACTGTTGCTGATTTTACTTTTGTTGTTAACAAATCAAAAATACCAGCAATGGCTGCAGCAACATCAACAGCAAAAATTGAAAGAGCATTAGTATATGTAAAGCAAAGTAACTATGGAAGAATTTATGCTGTAGCAGTTAAACACCCAAGTATGGCGTATGAAATAGAAGTCCAATTTCAAATGCCATCTGGAAATGATTATAGTACTGATGCTGCGTTCAGAGACACAATGAAAATTGCAGATATTTTATGTTTTGGTACATCATCAACACATTGGGACGGATCTGCAAATGATATTGGATTTAAAACTATTCGAACAGATACTAATGCAACATTAAGTACAACACAAGGACTTAAAAATTATTCTGGTATTACAAGTTATTTTACAACTACAAGATATACATCAACATTAGATATAAAACCAACAGACGGAAATGCTAATTTTACTGTCGGAACTTCTGATGGTTTTGGTGGACAAGCAATGTACGCTGTAAAAGACGAAGTACAAGATTTTGCAGACTTACCATTTTATGCGCCAACAGACGCTGTAGTTAAAATTACTGGTGATGAAGGTGATATATTATCTGATTATTATGTTAATTTTAAAACTGAAGGTATTTGGAATGAAGTAGTTGGACCAGGTGTTGTGTTAGGTTTTGATGCAACAACAATGCCACACGCATTAGTAAATAACAACAATGGTACATTTACATTTAAACAATTAACATGGAATCAAAGAATATCAGGAGATGCTGATACAAATCCTAATCCAACTTTTATTGGAAAGACTATAAATAATCTTACATTTTATAAAAATAGATTAGGAATTTTATCAGAAGAAAATGTTGTATTTAGTGAAAATGGAGAATTTTATAATTTCTTTAAAACAACTGGAACAGATTCATTAGATACAGATACTATTGATATCGCAGCATCGTCAACACAAGTATCAACATTAAAACACGCGATTGCTTATAACGAACAATTATTATTATTTTCAGATACAAATCAATTTATACTAAAGTCTGATGGTACGTTAACACCAGAATCAGCGTCAATTGTATCAACAACAACATTCGAACATAATGCTGAAGTTGAACCAGTCGCTGTTGGTAGTTATATTTATTTTATTCAGAAAAAAGGTAATTTTAGTGCTGTTAGAGAGTACTACGCAGACAATGATACATTAACAAATGATTCAATAGATATTACTGCAGGAATATCATCTTATATACCTTCTAATGTAACATCATTATTGGCTTGTCCAATGGAAGATACAATGTTTGCATTTCCGTATGATACAAAAGTTGGTGAATCAACATCACCTTACACAGTAAACTCAAATGTAAATCCTACTAATTCAAAAGAAATTTATGTTTATAAATACTTTTGGGATCGTAATGAAAAAATACAAGCATCATGGTCTAAATGGATATTTGATGGTGTGGAGATTTTAGGTGGAATGATTATTGAAAGTACATTATATATGATTGCTAACGATAAACAAGATTGTAAATTATACACAATAGATATTCAAAACTTAAACGAAACAAATTTAACATTTAATGTAGCATTAGATCATAAAGTCGCATTAACAGGTACTTACAATGCAGGCACAAATAAAACAACTTACACATCTCCTTATGGAGAACGAACAGGTTTATTTGGTGTTGATGCAGCAACAGGCGTTGATTTAACTATAACTAATTCAGGAGCCACATATTACGCAGAAGGTAATTATCCTAACGCAATATTTGGAACTAAATATACAACAAAATATCAAATGTCGACTGTGTATATAAAAGAACCATCACCATCTGGTGGTAAGCTTTCGGTTACATCAGGACGTTTACAAGTAAGAAACATTGCTTTTGATTATGAAGACACAGGTTTCTTTCAAGTTAAAGTACAACCAGTCGATAGAACACTTAGAAGTTACACTATGAATGGTCAAATTATAAGTAATTCATCTTTTACTATTGGAAGTGCTCCTATTGTTTCAGGGACATTTAATGTACCTGTTCAAGCAGAAAATACACAACATACAGTAACAGTCGAAACAGATTCTTATTTACCAATGCATGTAGTTGCAGCAGAAATAGAAAGCTTTTATCACAGAAGGTCAAGAAGATAATGCCAGGATATGTAAGAAAAGCAAAACCTACAGATGCAATACATCTTAGCAAAATTATGCGACAAGAAGATATTAATGAAATAATGATTTCGCATGGTGTTAAACCAATTGTCGGTTTGCTATCATCATTCGAATTAAAGAATTCAAAAGTTTATACAATGATTGGTACTAACAACGAATGTATTGGTATGTTTGGTGTATCAGATTGTCCTTTTGTAAAAGGTTACGGTGTAGTTTGGATGTTATCAAGTGATGAATTATTAACTGATGCAAGACAATTTATAAAAGAATGTAGACAATGGGTAAACAAATTAAACGAACAATATGAAATTATTTATAATTGGGTACATCCAGAAAATTGGAAAACTTTAAAATGGTTACAATTTTGTGGGTTTGAACCAAAAGCAAAACGTAAATACGGAATTAACAACGAGGAGTTTTTATTAGTAATGAGGCAAAAAAATGTGTGATCCAGTATCGATGGCAGTAGCTAACTTTGGTTTAAAAGCAACCGGAGCTATGGCAGAATACAGAGGACAGAAAAAAGCAGCGGAAGCACAAGCCGCAGCAAACGATAGAGCTGCAAGAGATGCTAACATTGCCTATGGTGAAGACTTAACAAGATTAGAAGCAGAAAGAATTGTTGCGAATGAAAAAAGTGCAAGAGAAAAGTTTCAAGCTAAAAGAGATAAATTAGATGCATTAGCAACAGCGCAGGCAAACGCAGGTGAAGGTAAAGGTGATTTAATAGGTATGTTGAGAGATGTAGGTTTTGATGCAGAT